TTACGCAGCTCGTTGCTGCGTCCGGTGCTGACTGTGTGCCGGGAAAGCGACGGCGTAATCAACAACAGCCTGTTCAGTTGCCTCATCGGTACGGTTCTTAAGGTTAGGAGCGCGGCGACTACGATTAATCAGCGCATCCACACCACCTTCATCGACCAGTTCGCGGTAACGATAAAACGTATCACGCGAAACGCCCATGATTTTACAGGCTTTTGATACGTTGCTGAGTTCTTCAGCCAGATTGAGCAAACCGGTTTTGTGTTTGATAACGGGATTGGTAGTATGAAGCATGAGAGTTACCTCGTGTTTTGTATAAGGATTCGACACCCATATCAAAACCGGTAACTCTCAACCTTTCAAGGCTCAGTGTCAGATCAAGTCGCGACTAATACATGTAAATATTCATATTGTTAAAGTTACCCAATTTTTTCCGCGGAGATCGTTATAACGATCAGTTTGTTGCTGGGTTTTATGTCCCAGCAATTTCTGAGTATCTATTCCCTGTTCTTTGTATAGCCTTTCTGACAATGAACGTTGCTCATGAAAGGTTGCTGGGGTTCCTTCACCCCAATCAATTTCAGCCAGATCCCTTGCTTTGCTAAAATTCATAGTCAGAGTATTAGCTTTTACTTGTGCCCCACGTTCTGCCTGTGAAGTTGATCTGAAAAAATGTACTAAGTATGGACTATCTACATAGTCACGGCAGCGAGCTACAACATCGCGCAGGCTCCAGTTGATTACATTCAAACGAAGAGAAAGAGGAATGGCTATTTTGCTGCCGGTTTTTTCCTGTTCGATATGCAGATGATCATCCCAGATATCGCTGAATTTCATTTTGGATATATCTCCCAAACGTTGGCCAGTAACCAGCGCTAACAGCATGGCATTTCCCATGTAACGATGAGTGGAGTCTGCGATATCAAAAATTTTTTGCCATTCTTCCAGGCTGAGGCGTTGACGGGTGATTTTCCTTCTGGGTTGCTTCGTCGCAAGAGCAGGGTTATACCCTGGTGGAACTTCGCCATAATGCTGTGCTTCCTTAAACACATCGATTAATACAGACCTTACGACTTGGGCCATTCTAGGCTGTCCAGCTGTAATATACTCATCAAGCAATTGTGCTATATCTCTGACATCAACGGATGAGATCAACTTCATTCCTGCTCGTTCTCTGAGCAAGGATACTGGTTTGGCTTTTTGCTTATAGGTATTGAGTCTTATATCACCACTTTTGAGCCTATCATCCTGGATCGCTTGATAGCGATCTAACCAGGTTGACGTTGTGATCGCTTTTCCTTTGCAGGTTGCGATCCTGTCACTGATAGCCAGAATCTGTCGGGTTCTTTGTTCAGCCAGGCGTGTATTGGCTTCAGTGGCAATAGCGATGGCTTCAGCTTCGTTAGTTCCCAACGCATGAAATTTCCCTGTTACTGGATGCTTATACCGCCAATAGACTTTATTTACCTTCCTACTATAAAGCGGATATAAGTTAGGTACTGAAACATTATTCTTACGCGGTCTGGCTGCCATCACTCAAGATCCGTTGCAAAAGTAATGAGTCATTTTTCTTGATTACTGGTGTTACCAACTCCCCAACTAACTCAGCGTCCTCACGCACTCGCCATAACCGACCTTGTTTCATGGCCGGTGGGCAAAATAAATTCTGCTTAGCATAACGACGCAATGTGGACACACTTGGAGGATTACTTCTGTATTTTTCAGAGGCCCATTCTTCAAGAGTTAACATTTGAAGCATATGCGATCACCTTGTTACTTCACTAACTGTTCAGTCTCTGCATATCGACCCTGCAAGGTCGGTTAGTTTCTCCACAAAACAGAGAAGAGCACCTGTGGCCACAATTATCAGGATGGATCGGGTTATGACCCCGTCATCCGGGGATACTCTTCTCTGTTTTGTAAAAAGGGCGGTACCAGCCGGAAGCAAGGGTACAAGCTGGTACCGCCAAGACTACACACAGCATAAAGTTGTGGTGCCGGGTGCCTCCCGGTGCCTGGCGAAGGTTGCACACCAGGCGGGTGGGTACCCGTGGTAACCCCCAGACTGGCACACCTGCCACCGATCTCGATGATGACTACTTTGATATGTTGCAGGAGGAGCTTTGCAGCGTGGTGGAGGCATCCGGTGCCAGCCTGGAGAAGGGGCGAAACGACCAGTTGCTTACCGCGCTTCGTGCTCTGCTGTTAAGCCGCAAGAATCCGTTTGGTGATATCAAATCGGATGGCACGGTGAAAACGGCTCTCGAAAACCTTGGTTTGGGAGAAGCGGCAAAACGGGATGTAGGGACAGGGGAAAATCAGATACCGGACATGGCCTCTTTTGCCAGTGGTGATGGATGGATGAAATTACCCAACGGTAAAATTCTGCAATATGGTCGAGGCGAGGCTATGCCGAAATTATCGACGCAAACAATGAGGATTACATTTCCTATCCCTTTCCCTAAAAAAGCGGACTGCGCCATTCTTACCCATTCTGGTGATGGCGGTGCGCCTTTAGGCGCTGGGCGAGGGTTCGTGATGACTGCAGAAGGCCCTACGTTAACCGGCTTTAATTCTGCTTACAGAACGTCATCAACCAGTGACACGGTATCTATGCATTACAGTTGGTGGGCTGTTGGTGAGTAATTTTATTCAGGGTGATTTATATGAACGAATATGTTTATAGTGCCAGGCATAATGCTTTTTTCCCTGTGGATATGATTGATAAATATAAATCAGTAGGATGGGATTTATCAGATGCTAAGGAGGTGAATCAAAATATTGTCAGTGAGTTTATGGCTGAACCGCCACAAGGAAAAGTCCGTATTGCCGGAGAGGATGGACTACCTGCGTGGGCAGATATTCCTCCACCTACTCATGAAGAGCTTATTGAAATTACTGAATCAGAAAGACAGCTACTAATTAACCAGGCTAACGAATACATGAACGGTAAGCAATGGCCTGGTAAAGCCGCTATTGGTCGTCTGAAAGGTGAGGAACTGGCGCAATATAATTTGTGGCTGGATTATCTGGACGCACTGGAGCTGATCGATACTTCCGGTGCGCCAGATATTGAATGGCCTACGCCTCCGGCAATTCAGGCCAGATGACATCCGGCGCTGTGCTGGTATCTGTTGCCGTCACCGCGTCAATGTAATCCAGCACAGCGTTAAGGCGGGTTGTTTCTGCCTGCGTCAGCTTCCGTCCGGCCTGTAATTTCAGTTGAATCAGACTGATGGAGGCCATTGCAGTATCAATCAGCGACTGGCGCTGTGCTTCTGCTGCATCTACTGCTGCGCCGTGCTGTGCCTCGGTATCTGTCACCCATTTCTCACCATTCCATTCATCGTATGGCGTTAACGGGGCGATAGTGGTTGTATTTTCAGGATAATCACCCGGAGCTGTGATTTCTTTCGATTCTCCTGTTTCGGTGCTATAGACAATTTCACCGCGATGATCTGGCACATATTCCCATGAGTTTAAATCCATCGAACGGCAGATAGCATAACCCGCCTTATGTGTGCCAGGGGCATCTAAACAGGAATATGCAGGGATACCGACACCAATGGCAAGATATTCATTTGAAGTGGAAATATATTCCCGAGTTTTACCATCATAGTTATAGACGGTAATATTCCCCGCCTTCGTGGCAATAAGCTCGCTATTTAATACGGCGTTATCCATTATGCAGCCCTCACGATAAAATTAAATGCAATATTTCGTGGACGGGTTTCATTCCCGCCAGTATTACCGATACTCCCTCGTGAATGAAGTGTCGGTGATGGGATCAGACTCCCTCCTGTATTTGTGGCATCAAGTCCCCGTCCTTGTGTGTATGTCTTTTTGAAAATCGTAGCCAGTTCCCATTCATCTTTTGTGTCGTAACCATCATTTGCAACAACAATATGGCGGTGTTTTTCCAGCATCCCTGTCTGAATGCTCAATAAAACACGTCCTGCATCAATACCGCGCCCGTCATCCCAGCCACGAATAAACTCACCGCGTAAATCAGGTAATTTATTTGTTGGATAAGCCTTTGCCAGTTCCGGGTATTCTTCAGCAGAAAATGCCGCACCGTTGCATTTCAGCCAGCCTGTTGGCGGTGTGGCTGAAGGCCATGGAACAGGCACACCAACAGGTAATGCAGAGCCTTCTCCCAAACCAACGTTTATGAAAATGCAGAAATAACGAGCAAATGGCATCATTCCTGCTTTTGTCAGGGGGATCTACCATGCTTATTGGCTATGTACGCGTATCAACAAATGACCAGAACACAGATCTACAACGTAATGCGCTGAACTGTGCAGGATGCGAGCTGATTTTTGAAGACAAGATAAGCGGTACAAAGTCCGAAAGGCCGGGACTGAAAAAACTGCTCAGGACATTATCGGCAGGTGACACGCTGGTGGTCTGGAAACTGGACCGGCTGGGGCGCAGTATGCGGCATCTTGTCGTGCTGGTGGAGGAGTTGCGCGAACGAGGCATCAACTTTCGTAGTCTGACGGATTCAATTGATACCAGTACCCCAATGGGGCGCTTTTTCTTTCATGTGATGGGTGCCCTGGCTGAAATGGAGCGTGAACTGATTGTTGAAAGAACAAAAGCTGGACTGGAAGCTGCTCGCGCACAGGGACGAATTGGTGGACGTCGTCCCAAACTTACACCAGAACAATGGGAACAGGCCGGACGATTAATTGCATCAGGAGTTCCTCGCCAGAAGGTGGCGATTATCTATGATGTTGGTGTGTCAACTTTGTATAAGAGGTTTCCTGCAGGGGATAAATAAAGTTAAAGACACTTTTTGTACAAAAGAGAATAAAACAACAGCAACTTGTTGCAATTTTATCAATAAAAGTAGTATTGTCGTGAAAAATTGATTAAAGATTAATATTATGCATGTTTTTGATAATAATGGAATTGAACTGAAAGCTGAGTGTTCGATAGGTGAAGAGGATGGTGTTTATGGTCTAATCCTTGAGTCGTGGGGGCCGGGTGACAGAAACAAAGATTACAATATCGCTCTTGATTATATCATTGAACGGTTGGTTGATTCTGGTGTATCCCAAGTCGTAGTATATCTGGCGTCATCATCAGTCAGAAAACATATGCATTCTTTGGATGAAAGAAAAATCCATCCTGGTGAATATTTTACTTTGATTGGTAATAGCCCCCGCGATATACGCTTGAAGATGTGTGGTTATCAGGCTTATTTTAGTCGTACGGGGAGAAAGGAAATTCCTTCCGGCAATAGAACGAAACGAATATTGATAAATGTCCCAGGTATTTATAGTGACAGTTTTTGGGCGTCTATAATACGTGGAGAACTATCAGAGCTTTCACAGCCTACAGATGATGAATCGCTTCTGAATATGAGGGTTAGTAAATTAATTAAGAAAACGTTGAGTCAACCCGAGGGCTCCAGGAAACCAGTTGAGGTAGAAAGACTACAAAAAGTTTATGTCCGAGACCCGATGGTAAAAGCTTGGATTTTACAGCAAAGTAAAGGTATATGTGAAAACTGTGGTAAAAATGCTCCGTTTTATTTAAATGATGGAAACCCATATTTGGAAGTGCATCATGTAATTCCCCTGTCTTCAGGTGGTGCTGATACAACAGATAACTGTGTTGCCCTTTGTCCGAATTGCCATAGAGAATTGCACTATAGTAAAAATGCAAAAGAACTAATCGAGATGCTTTACGTTAATATAAACCGATTACAGAAATAAAATTATTTATTAAAGTCACATTTAAGACGTAATACCCTACAGGGTAAAAATTTTCTCTGATCTTAACTTCTGCAAATGTTAACTGCTATTTTTATGCTAAAAATGGTTATCAAAACTCAAAAACACATGTTTATAATCAATGAGTTATAGAAATGCTAAGGGCTAATGAGTTATATGCAAATTAGTAAAATTATGTTGCTATGTCAAATAGTTACGATTTAGTCATCTAACTAATGTTACGCCATATGGGTTGGACTGAAGCGGCTGACCTGATTGTTAAAGGTATGGAAGGCGCAATCAACGCGAAGACCGTAACCTATGACTTCGAACGTCTGATGGAAGGTGCTAAACTGCTGAAATGTTCAGAGTTTGGTGACGCGATCATCAAGAATATGTAATCACTACATGTGTTTAATATTGCAACGGGCGTATAACACGCCCGTTGTTTTATTTATGTAGGTATTATTAATAGCATATCGAGCATATTTATATAAAACCCTTTACTTGAGCCCATATGGGCATATTTTTATAATGCAACTATTATGCAAACATTTATTTGTTATTTTGCTTTCTCCTGGAGGACACTCTTGACTGCTTTTGAGTAGACTCCATAAATTCTTGTTGAATGGTGCGATGTTATAAATAGTAATAGGATATTCTTTATCTTTAAGGATAATTCCAGATTTAACCGGTGTAAATATACTGCCAGGAGGGAGAAATATAGTAGATTGATACCAGATGATCATTTTCATATTACCCCATATGGCTGAAAAAGATATGCCGCATGAAGGTTGAATTATCGTGTCAATTACTATCCACTTCATTTGTTATGTCTTATCCCACGGTATTTAATATAGTTCATTTGGATGTTCATTTCTTTATTTTGCATATGAGTATATTACCCCTTCAAAAAATAAATTAATTAAAACGATTGCTTATATAAAACAAAATTTAAAGCAAGGAATCTCAATGGATGTTAAACAAAATGAGATTTAGTGAAAACAATAAATTATTCACTTCGTTTTAGATTTGTTTAGCTATAATGTTATACATTCAAATGACTGAACATCCTGTAATTAAAACATAGCCTTTATGCTACTTTGTGCCAATTTGCTAAACATTATGGTTGCCTTTTTATATAACGATAATAATGAATATAAGCATGACATGAGAATAAGGTTTCAATTTTTGAGTTATATAGGAAAGGTTTAACCTGTTCCTGGCTAAAATACATATAACTGGATGATGACTAAACCAAAACACATGTGCGTTAAGTATTGAAACGGGCGTATGGCACACCCGTTGTTTTTATAAATATATTAACCGTTATAAAATAACGTATAGAAAGTCAAGTGATCACATTTCAAATATCAATTTGATAGTATTGGCATGGTGATTATTTATGGGTAGCAATAAAAGGACAGTATTTATCATCCATAGGGATAGTCTCTGTACTTTTATTCCCATTATGCTAATGCCTTACTGAATTATGAAGCATTTCTTAAGCATCCAACTTTAGCTAGATTAATGGTTTATTATTTTCTACATCTTCAATATATAAAAGCGTATTATCAATGGCGTAGTAACTGCGTTTGTTATGATTAACATCAGTAACCCACCGGAAAACGCCCGCGCCTGCTAGTGTTGAACAGTATTCCCGAAATGTAGATTTTCCGCAAATATGAAGCAATGCGGCCTCTTTTATTTTAGCAGGGTTCTTGGTCGTACTAACTTTTAACAGGTTCCTGGTTCCTCTTAATAACAAAACCGTGTCATCGTGAGTAATAATTCTGATGTTATCCGTAGCCAGATAATAAATGTAATGTGCAATACGGTGATGTTTTAATTCTGAATAAAACCAGGAGAAGTTTTGCTCTTTTCTCACTTGCTCAAACATCTTTTGAAAAACAACGACCTGATCCAT